TAGTATTGAAATACCTAGTCCAGCATAAAATTCCCAACCTCGTCTTTTTTCTACTATTTTTTGGTTGACAATCTTTATTTTTTCTACTCTTACAGTATCTGTTGGGCATTCTGCATTAACAAAAACCCTTTCACCTTCTAGCCACTTTACTTCTACCTTTACCCTGTCTTGGTAAATTATTGTGTCCTTTTGGACTGTTAGCGTGTCGTGAAGAGTTCTTTCCTTTGTGATTACAACTGTGTCCTGTACAGTTACACTCTGCTGGGTATGTTGAGCAATACCGCACCCACTAACTACCACAAGAGTCACAATCATCAGGACTATCAATGTTGCAACTTGTGTTTTTAGTTTTATTTTCCAATTCATTTATAAAATCTTCAAAAGTTGAGGTATTTTGTTCTGCCATTTCGTTTTACTGCTTTTAAAATTTGATTTCTATTTTTACCATAATTGTAGGAAACATGAATCCATGCTGGCCCATCACTATCAAGTGACTCATTTTCGTCACCAAATTCCCAAATTAATTGATCAAATATTAAATTTTCTTTAATCCAATGAAAAACTTTAGACCTATCTTTCTTAAAATAAATATCTGCCGCTGCGCCATTTAAACAACAATGCTGAGAGGTTGACGAGCTACCACCGATTGCAGCATTTAATTTTGGACTTCTATATCCTGAATTAATTATTACAGGCCCAAACTCATTGCGTACAGGTTGCAATACCTTCTCACATAGCTCAACTAAAAATTCTATTTGAGCCTCATTAGGCGTGTTGTCAAGACCTATCGACTTTGCTGTGGTACTACGAGTCATCTCAGCTAAAGAAAAGTTCTTAGATAGCTTCATTTACTTAGTATTTATTAATTACGCTCTGAATGTCTTGTGTTGATGTGTGTATTTGCATATCTAACCCTGCTGTCCACCGACTAACTTCTTTATTGTTTAAGAATAGAATTAACGTAGGTACATTTTTAATTGCCATATCTTTTCTTTGATTAGGACTTGTTTCAATGCAAACTCTGTTTTTGCTTACTCCTGATAATAAATCAAAGCCTTTGTAAGCGTTTTTTAAATTAAAAGGAGCGTTGTACTCTATAATTAACAAATCCTTGTTTAAGTCTTTTTCTAAATCTTTATTTGTGGTCTGAAAAATAAACCCAAATGAAATCAGTAGAATAGACAGAAACTGTCTCATCTTGAAATTTTAATTTCATACAAGCGATCTTCAATGCGATTCATCTGCAATTTTATATCATGTATCTCCTTCTTGACCACTTCTATTTTTTCCTTTGTATCAATTACAGATTCTCTTACCAGCTCATCTTTGAGTTCAAATTCTGTTCGAGAAATAGTTTGAACAGGAAGCTCTTTAGCTTCTTGAATCTGAGCATCGAGACGATAATAGAGACCAACAAACGAGGCGATGCCTATTGCAATAGCAATTAAACTTTTAACAGTTAGACCAAACGTAGTCTCTTCACCTAAAATAGATAAATTTCTTTTTGTTACGCTATCAATGATGTTGTCTAGCTTACCTTCAGTTTGAGCTTTGTCTTTCATTTTTTACAGTCGCAGGGTTTTTTGTTAGATGGGAAAATGTTTTCTGCTGAAGCGATTCCGAATGAGCCAAGCGTAATAATTACGAAGGCTTGAAATATTGTATCACTAACAATTAACTCTTTGCCATAAATCCCTGTAACGAGATCAATACCTGCAAATAATACCAATACGAAGAAACTACAAGCTCCAATAATTACTTTCTCATTCCAGTCGTTGTTGTCTTTAAAAATTTCTATAAAACTCATTTTTTCTTTTTATTTAAGAATGTTTTTAATTTATTTTGATTTTCTAGTTTTGGCCTGTAAGTCTTTTTACAAGTTCCAACCTGTGTTTTGTACTGTGTAGTCAGGGTAGACATCGCTTTGATTGTTAGTTGTATATTCAGGAAAAAGATTTTGATTGTAAATCATATAATCTGTAAATCTCTCTGTGTAATAATCTGCTAACTTGCGAGATTTTTCAATTAAATAATCTACTTCTAACTTGTCAACACTTACAGATGTTTCTGAAGTATGCTTGTAAACGCCTCCGTTGCCTACTGTATAAGCAGCGAATGGAAGGTATTCCACCATTGCATATTGGATAAGCATTGGCTGTAAATAATCAGTAACTAATTTTAAGTAATTAGGATTGTCAGCCACAGTAAGTGTGTTATTGATAATCATATTACTGATTGCATCATACAACTTTGTTCCTGTAAAGTTCTGAATGTGTATAGTCTGCGAAATGTTTATAAACTGTATAAAACGGTCAACATCTAAGTTCCCTGAAATCAGCGTGTTTCGTACTAAATCTTCTCTTGATATAAATAATGCTGTTGCCATAGTTTATCTTGGGTTTACAAATCCTTCATTTGGCATATCAATTGGCCTTTTTGCTACTTTAGGATCATTGGTAACAATTTTAGCTCCTTCTCTTTTTGCCTTATTTACTCCTACTTCTGCTTTTGGACTTTTAGCATCTACATTCTTTGCGCCTTCTTTAGCCATATAGACTTGCCGCATCCAAAAATGATGACAAGCCCCTCCACCTTTGTAGAACCATATTGAGTAGCCTTCTGACTGCTTGCCTTTTTCTGCCCAGCCATAGTTAAGCTGAACACTATTCATTGAGACAATATCTTCCTTACGATATATCTTCTTAGCATTGACCATCATACGACAGAAATCTCTTGTGTTTTCTTGAAGCCCTCCAGTATATTGATATCTCACTTTGTATGGTCTGCCATCAGGAGTAATTCCATCCTGTACACTCTTAGCGTTTGGTCGAGCTGTGCCAGTAGATGCAAAATTATACATCTTATCAATCGCAGCTTCATGTTCGTAATCAACAGCAGACTCTTCAATAAGCTCCCACTCGTTTAAATCTATATCTTCACCAAGCTCACTTAAAGATTCATAGATTTTACCATATTCATCATCGTCTAAGGCTTTAATATCATCGTGACTATAGCAAGGCATATAGAAAATAATTCCATCCTCTTCGTGTTCGTGATATCCCTGACATCCTTTTGCAGATGCAGCAGCTTCTGCTTCTTCTTTTGTGTTGTAAACCTTTTGACCATCAATCTCTTTTAGCTTAACATCTTCGCTGTTGTTGATTGGAATGCAATTAGGAACTTTTCTTCCATTCTTGATTTTCATTCCATATTGCTCATATCCTGATTGACAAGGTTTTTTCAAGTCTACTGAGCTTAATTTAACGCCAGTCTCTTGCTCTCTTGTCTCTTGGTCAACAACTACATTCTCTTTGAAAGAGAGTGGCTGTAAAGTGATGAAATAAAGGTTTAGAGCGATCTCATTGTAAGCAAGTATCTCATCACAAGCATCAAGAATTGTTTCTTGCATAGGAGCAATGACAGTATTCTCAAAAAGCTCACTTGCTGTTTTTAATTCTTCTGCGTTGTTTCCTAACCCTGTTTGATCTTTAATTCCTAAAAGCATAGGAGATGTAACCCTGTGACCTACCATTAGCTTTTTAGATGCTTCATCTGACAAGAACTGATACTGGTCTGCTGCATCAGATAAACTTACTGGAGTAACATCAGCAGCCATCTCCTTAGAGTCGTTGAAAGCTAAAATAAAACGACCAGCATTAGATGTGCCTGCAAACTTTTGCGCTATGCGTTGCTCTATCTCATACCTTGCATTCTCATCAGGAACTCCATTATTGAAGTTTATGAGCATAGATGGACTAAAATTATTCTGAACTACATTGATGTAATAGTTTGCTATCTCTTCTTCTACAGATGCAAATGGTAGTGAACCACTATAGTCGACTGGAGAATAATAGTGATAGCCTGCACGATAAGGTCTAATGTATAGAATCTCAATACCATCCTTAGAGAAACCAAAAGCAGGAATCCTCATAGGAGTCTCTTTTTTCATTTTTACATCGTGCCAATTTTTAGCATAGTAATACCCCTCAATATCTCCCTCTTCATTGCATTTTTCAGCTCTTAGGCTTTCGATAGGTATATGGTGAACCTCTGTGATTCGTGAGTGATCCTTAGAATAGATGACTTGAAATGCTGCTTGGCCCATCATCTTAAAATCAGAACAAACTCTTCTCATTGTCTTTGGCTGAAACAATGACTTCATTTGAGCATATTGTTCAGGTCTTTTGTTGCTGTCTGAAGCATCTATACCTTTTCCATAAATAAGCTCTGACATTCCATTAATTATAGCGTTGTTGGTCGCTGATCCGTTGTAACGCTCAATCAAATAATCGAAGTACATATTGTCCTCGCCATAGGCAATCCAATCCTCGCCTCTCTGCTCTTTTACTACTGGCGTAGTGTAACCTGATAAGTTTACTATTCTAATATCGCTCATGGTACTATTATAAATTCGTTAGTGTTTGAATTTTCCTCTTTATACACACCCTCGTTGACAGTATATTTTGGATAATCCGTTTGTGAAGTTACAAAAACTCTATCACGATAAATTAAATTATTCCCATCAAACACTTTCAGCCCATAGAACCTAGCATCTACAACAGTAAAAACTCCTGTCATAGTCATAAAACCATTAGCAGAAGAAACAGTAACTGTTGGCGTTGCTGTTGTATTTGTAGACTCATCAATCAATTTAACAGTTACCGCATTCGGAAATGAACGTGGAATGATAATAATGTTTTGATTGCCTGTTGATACTTGTAATATGTGCATCGTAATTAAGTAACTAAAAAACCAAAGTTTATTGCAAAAGAAAAGAGGCATAAAGCCTCTCCCCTAAAACCAACACAATAAATTCTAACTATTATGAGTTTGTTCCTACAACAATCGTATCTGTTGCACTAGACATTCCTGCGTATGGGCTTGCATCTGTCGCACCGCTAATGAAGTTAGCAGGCAATTTCTCTTGCGCCACCAATGTCATTGTGTAACCACTTAAATCTCCCATTGCAGTTCCAGTTGAGATTGTTCCAGCAGAAGCATCAGCTCCGTTTTCTAATCCCATCAAGAAAGCATTTCCGTTGTAATCAACGACTACTACTTGAGGTCTGCCATAAGCTAATAATTTTAGCTGCTTATTGTCTTCTTTGCTTAACTTGGTTAAGGTAAGTGTTAGTGTCTGCTCATAGAACGTAGTTCCAGTAGCACGAGAAACATTTACAGCCTGCTCAAAAGAAGAGTCTCCTTTAAGATCATACTTGTAAGCATTAAAAGTTCCACTCATATCTGAAACCTCGTCATCTGCGCTTAAAGTAACTGTTCCAATGTCTCCATAATTTGTAAAGTAGACTGCTGTTATGCCTCCTACTACATCCTTACATGGTAAGGCCCTTCCTGCTGATAAATCACACGCCATTTTTTGATAGTATAAAAAAAGGGGATAGGGAATAAACCCACATCCCCCTTTTGGTTAATTTAATAATTTTATGAGTACAATACAGTATCAGCTCCAATTCCGAAATTACATCCAGCGAAGAACCTCATAATTACTCTAATGTTGTCTGATCCATCAAGGTCAGCCATGTCTAGGACACGAACTTCATTTTGATCTGACTGTAAACCTGTTCCGAAGAAAAGATTGCTTTTTTCTGCCATTACCATGTGATTTGCAGGTAAACCATTTACCATCTCAACACGAATGCCATCGAAAGATAAAGTCTGCTCTCTTCCTGCCCACATTGTACCTTGTGCAAGGTAACCATTTGATCCAGTTGCAGCATATCCACCTAAAGCTCTTACATAAGCCTTAGCAACATTTTGTGAAACGTAAAGGATTAAGTCTTCCTTACCATATAAAGCAGCAGGAGTAGCATCAACTACCTTACCCATTTCTGCAATTACATTAGCGGAATCAACACCACCACCGACAGCAGCAACGTCATTAACTGTTGCATCAGCAGTCATCAAAGAAACAAGTCCTGCGAACTGTCCGCTTGTAGCAGCGTTACCATTCCAAATGTTCTGCTCGATTCGCTGTGCAGTCTTTCCACCTGCGTAAGCAATCAAGTAATCAGAAAAAGAAGCAGGTAATCCATCATAAGCAGAAGAACCCATTTGACCACCCATCCAAGTTGCGTAGAAGTCTTTCTTGCAAAGCTGAAGGTTAACCTGAAAAGGCTCAACCTCAAGAACTCTGTCTGAAAGAGTTAAAGTTGATGTAGGAGTGAAGTCACAAGTTGCATCTTTAACGATGTCATCTAGATTGACAGTCTGTAAAGTAGTCTTGAAATTGACATTTGGAAGAACCTCAATGAGATTTTTCGATAAAGTATCCGCAGATAGAAGACTAGCTGAGATATATTTGGAGGCGAAATCTCCAACATAGTTTGTAGTAATAGTGGTCGTTGTGGCCATTTTTAGATTATTTATTTAAGTGATTAAGAACTCTCTGAAATGAAGTTAGTGGCCCTCTTTGAGTTTCACTTACATTCGCTTTTTGAGCATTTTCGGGATTGTGTTTGATAGGCTTAGTTGCTGACTCAGCAGACAACTCTTGGTTTTTAGCTTTCAACTCTTCAATTTGAGATGATGCCTCAACCTTATCTCTCTTTAGGTCAGCTATAGCATCCTCCAAGTTTTGGATTCTCTTTTCCATGCCTTCCCAATCTCCAACGTCAGCCATTTTTTCTTCTTTTTCTTCTTTCTCAGAAAAATGCTTTTCAGTAGTTTGAGATTCAATAACTTTCTTAGGAGTTTCCTCCTTAGTAGATTCTTCTGAAGCCTCAACCTCAACTTCCTCAACAGGAACTTTGACTTCAACTTCTTCTTCTTTCTTTACGTCTATGCGATCAATTATGCCTTCTTCAGAAATGACAATAACTCTGCCATCTTCTAAAGCATAATCTCCAACTGGTACAGCTATACGAGCTTCATCAGTTACAATAAAGATTTCGTTACCACCTTCAAACTTCTCAGCTTCAAAGATAGTTCCGTTCTCAAGAGTCATTCGCTCTAGTTTAACCTCGACTGAAGACATATCAGTCATAAGTTTTTTAAGTATTTCGGTTGCTTTCATAAGTATCTAAATAATTAATAAAAAAAATAAATCACATTTTCAAGCAAGTAAGCATTTTTACTCGCCATCCTCTGCTTCTGTAAACTCTCCTGAGTTCAAATTCACGTTGATCTTTCCGTACTTGTCTTCAAGCTCTGCTCTTAACGCATCTTGCTCTTTCATCACCTGACTAAACATAGCCTGTAGTGAATGAGATTGCGTAGACAATAAACCTAAGTCATGCAAGATTGCACCCTTTTTCTTTTCTTGGTCTTGTAATGATGCTAATTCTTCTTCAGAGATTTTGTTTTCTTTTTTGCTCATAATAATTGTTTTTTAATATTTATAACAAATATAAACTATTTTGCTTTTAAAAGTTCAATCTCTGCTTTAAGCTCTTGAATTGCACCTACTAATAACGGAACAAGTTTAGATTGGTCAATACCTTGATATTCAGGATTGCCTTCTTCATCTACCGCATCCTTTGTGCCTGTAATAGCTTCAGGTACTACTGACTGAACTTCGTGAGCTAGGAATCCATCTATTGTTGTGTCTGAATCTGCAATGAAGTTGAATCTGCTAGGCTTTAACTGAGCAACTCTGTCTAATGCTCCTGTCATCTCTACTACGTTCTCTTTTAGTCTGTAGTCTGATGATGTATTATAGGCAGTTGCAGAACCAGTAA